TTACTCAGTACGTTTGATCTGCTGGTAAAAGTCCTGCCAACCGATCACCTGCTCGCGCCACTTGCGGCACTCGGCGTAGTTGCCAGCGATGGTTTCGGCGGCGGCAGAGGCGACAACACCCGCGGCCTCTCCATCAGACTCGGCGGGGGCTCCGGCAGGCTCACCAGCGGCGGCGGCGTCATGCACGCGGACAAAGCCGCGAGGCACAGGAAAACGGCGATCAGTCTCAGCAGAGACATAGACAGGCACCTCCTTCACGATCGTTTCGCCCTTCTCGCGGACGATCTGGATCCGGTCGCGATACTGGATCTCGACCTTCGTCACCACGCGCTCGCGCGCCTGGGCAACCTGGGTCACCTTGCTGGCCTGCTCTGCGACATAGGCGGAGAACTTGGCGCCCTCGATGCGCTCGCCGTCCAGCCGACCGAGCAGGTACAGCGCCAGCGCCGCAGCGGCCAGCACTGCCCACTTGACCCAAGGCGGTAGAACGATGTCGCGCAGCATCAGGTGTTCGTGATGACGGCGATTTTGTGGCCGGGCGTCACGCTGAACACTTCCGGGACATTGGCGGCAAGACGCATCTTCGTGGCTGCGGCAACCGGCGCCACGCCGACGTCGATCGAGCAAACCGCGTCAGCGATCACGCGCACATAGCGGGTGCTCGCGCCCAGCGCTCCGGACAGGACACTGCCGGCACCAATGGCGACCGTCTGCTGCGCCACTGGCGGTAGCGGCAGCGCCTCGGAGATGTTGCCGGCATGGCCTTGGGTGCGGCCTTCAAATTCGGTAATGTAGAGAGTTGCCACGGAGGCTCCTTAGATCGAAACGCGGCTCGAGATCCAGCCGAAGACGAACGCCTCCTGCGACGGGTTGCGCTCGGCGATCTCGATGTACTTGGCGCCCTGCAGGCAATTCAGCATGGTCAGCAGAACCCGGTGCCCGGCAATCCCGCGCACTGCGACAAAGGCGGACAGCGCCGACACTGTCATCGGGCCGATGGCCCCGTCGGGCAGCAGGTCGGCGAAGTCCTTACCCTGGCGGTTCAGCACGTTCAGACTGCGCTGCAGGAACAGTCCGGCGACCGAGGTGCCGCAGTTCACGCCGGTGTCGAACATCTCTAGCGCGACGGACTCCGACACGGCAGCAACGGCGTCCAGCCGGTTGATATCCCAGTACTGGCGTCGGTAGATCGCCTTAGCGATGTCGATCGGCATGGCCTGCATGGCGCCCTGGTACCCGTTGGCGCGCGCCACCCGCTCGGTGATGCCCCACATGGTGGGGCCGCCACGGTCCGCAGGGTTATTGGAGTAGCCGCCTTCAAGGCCGACGGTGTGCTCGAAAGCTTTGTCGAATGCGTTCATGCTTGTGAGCATAGGCACGCGCGGCCGGGCCTCTGGATTTTTGGCTCAGGGTCTATACTCTTGCCAGAACAACAATCGAGAAGGGGCCAGCATGAAACGCATTATTGTGGCGGCGCTCATCGCCGCAGCGTCAAGCGCTGCTATGGCTAGCGAGCAGAAGAGCGGCAGGGTGAAAGAGATTTCCCCGTGCGCGGTCCAAATGGATGCTTCGTGGGACAAGGCCACGACGCTCGACGCGGCGCTAGACATCGTCGCCGCAGACCAATCGCAGGGGTGTATTTCTCCAGTCGAGGCAGCGGAGCGGCGGGCATCCCTCGGCAAGAAGTTCATGCCATCCGATTTCGAGCTGCACACCCTTCTTGAATACCGGCTGCTCCTTGAAACGCAGCTAGCGAAGGGCAAGATTTCCCCCGAAGAATATCGATACAAGGCCGCCGAGGCGCTCAATAAATATATGGCCTCTGCTGCTGCAAAAGAGGCTGATGCTCAATCGCGCGACATTGCCAGGATTGAGGACGAGCGCCGCCGGCAGGAAGCGCTAGCAGCGGTCGCCACGCAACAGGAAGCAGCAAATGCGTCCGTACGTGCCGGCGCGGTGGCTGGCGCGCTTCAGGGCATCGGCAATGCATTCCGTAACTACCCCGTCGCACCAGCCGCCGCCCGCTCGAATTGCCTTTCTCACGTGCAAGGCGGCACGCTGGTCACGTCCTGCTACTAGCTTATCGGTGGAAGCGCGCAGCGGGGAGCACGTCAATCTTTCCGAAAACCCAGGCTAGCGCCTGCTCCTCGGCATCGGCCAGCCATTGCAGCGCCGTCTCGCTGCGTTCGGCCAGGCGCTCTATCTCGGAGTGGACGGCGGTAAGACTCTCAACGGGTGTCATCGTCACAGATGTTGCACCGGAGACATCCCGCAGCGCGTCACGTAGTGCGGCCCGCACGGAGCCGGAGTATCGCCATGGCGCGGCGAATAGGCGAATTCGAGCGTTGATGTGCTGGCTATCGCGCTGAGGGATGACATACCGCGGCATCGCTGCAGGCGTCGACGAGTAGCCGCCCGTCTTGCGGATCGATGGGAGAACTTCTGAGGTTACCCACTTTTTGAACTTCTTGGCCTCCGGCTTCCGACTGGTAAGCGTCAAGCTGTAAAGCCCCGATTCGCTCACAACAGTCATTTGCTGGTTGCCACCAAGGGTATTCACAGTGTGAACACCCTTTTCATCATCGTCCAGCCTGGACATTGCGCGAGCCACGTTGATGATCTCCAGCGCAGAACAAACGTCGGCTGCGACGAACCACGGGTTGCCGTCGAGCATGACAACGCGAATGGACGAGACGCAGAAATTGAAGGTAAGGGTATGGGACATGGTTACTCCTTTGTGACGGATCTAAACCCGCCACCCCGCGACCAAACGGGGTGGTGGACCGAACAGGGTTGGTCGACCGGCACAAAGGAACCGGCACCCCTTCCGGGGTCCCCGCCCGGCCCACCATAGGAGTGCCAAGCGTGCGCAAACAAAAAGCCGCGAGCAAAGATGCGGCGCGGCTTATCGTGCGCCTTTGTGTACCGAGCGACCAAGCCCGTACCGCTGCTGTTTCAACGGTACCGGTAGATTATTGGCGCTCGGGGACTTTGTCAAGCCAGGCAATTATATATGCGCATACGCTTATTTTTCAATGCGTAAATGCATTATTTTGCCCCCGCGAGGATCCGGCGCATTACCTTCATGCGTCGGTCCTCGATCTCGTTCAACTGCTCTCGCTGTTCGGCGTCGGGCTTGTTGTCCGTCTCGATGCGCTTCCGGGCCTTGTTCAGGTTCAGCAGCGCCTTTTCCGCAGCGTCGAATTCGCCCATCCGCTTCTTGCCGGCGGCAATATCGCCGTCACCCAGTTCGGTAAGTACGCGCTCCATGCCCTCGCGGTTGCCGTCCTTCGCATAGCGCTTGGCCTGGCCGACGGTCTGCTTCAGTTTCTTCGTTTCCTCGTAGAAAGCGCGCTCCTGCGCCCGCTCCTCCGGCGCCTCGCCATAGAACCGCGACAGCGCGGGGATCTGCGACGCTTCGACCTTCTTTCCCTTGGCCGAATCGCTCGCGGTCGTGATTGCCTTGTCGGCCGTCTGGGTCAGACCGGGGAATAGGTAGCTGGTGAACATCAGGCGCAGCACTTCCGGCGGCACGTCAATCGCGCCAGGCTTGACGCTGTCCCCGCCGGTGACGTCGTTCAGCAGCTTCGACGCCGCCTTCCATTGGTCGCCCGTTGAGCGGAAGGCGCGATCGTATGCCGGGCCAGTGTAGCTACGGTCATCGCCCTCACGGTAGACCGGGCCACCGGCGAAGCTCTTGTTCTCGGCAGCCTGGGCCAGCGGCTTCACCACCGACGGCAGCCAGAATTGCGAGAACGAGCCTGGCGAGCCCATCGGGTTAAAAGCGTCCAGCGCGACGCGGGTCATGCTCGCGCCCTTGTCCAGCACCCCGCCGCCCTTCTTGAAGATCATTTCGGACATGAGGCGGCCGGCGTTGACCATGACGTGGGGGCCGATCGGCAGCGGCACCTTCACGTACTTGCCGGATGGCGACATGATGAACCAGTTGCGCTCCTTCTCGAAGTCGGGAATCTCGTCGTACTTCTTCTTGCCGGTCTCGTCGTCATCCCCGCCGACGGCGCGGTTCACGGCATCCATTACGAAGCCCATCGCGACCAGCCCCCCGGCCACCACCTGCGCACGGCGGTTCTTCGCAAGCGAGCCAAGGAAGCGCGCGTTGCCCTGCACGTTCGCATTGAAGAACATGTACAGGGAATTCGCGAAAACGGTCTGCGAGCCGCGGCGGTTGAAGTTGACCGTGATGTTCTTCGCCAGGCTGGCCGCTTGCCGGTTGCTGACGCCGGCATCGCGCGCCGTCTGATAGACCGCCAGGCGCACGCCGTTCTCGACGATGTTGTTGTAGTCGTCGACCATCTCGACCAGCGAGCGGGCCAGGCGGCGCGGATCGGCCTTACCCTGCTTCATGTCCTCGACCTGCTTTTCGAGGTCGGCCATCCGCTCGGCGGGGTTCTCGAACGGTTTTACATAGCCGGTCTCGGATCCGTCTTCTTTGAACTGACGCGCGTAGTCCGCCCACTGGCCGGTGCCATCGCCGCGCACGATCTTCCAATAGCCGGCCATGGCCTTCGGGATGCTGGCGAGCACCTTGGCCTCTTTGCCGGCGATCGGCGTGTTCTGCAGGTTGAAGGCTGCACCCTGAACATCGCGTGCGAAGTTGGTGATCCAAAAAAGCGGGTTACGCGCGGTGATCCACTGGGAAAGGTAGCGCGTCACCTTGCCGAATGCCTCGATCGCCCACGGAAGTTGCGGGGCGTCGAGACTCTGCATCGCCTCGGCCAGGCGCATAGCGCGCTCGTCGCGCTCGTTGAACACGATGAAGTGCTCGACCCCGTTCTCCTTCACGGTCAGGACATTTTCCTTCGCCTTGAAGTTCGGATCGTCAGCCAGCTCCACAAGGCCCGTGTCGGGGTTGATGCGCTTCTTCTTCGGCGGCTGGTCGACGCGCCAAAATTTGTCGTTCGGGAACTCGCGGGCCAGGTCCAGCAGTGACCGCGCGACCTTCGCCTTCTCGGCGCGCTGGATCGTGGTCTGCGCCTGGGCAATAACGTTGGCGATGATGTCCTGCTGGATGGCCGCCTTCGCGATGTTGCTGTCGGACTGGCCTAGCGAGCGCTGCGACTCCGGACCGCGCACGTCGAACCCGCCGACCTTGCGGCGGCCGTGGTTAGGCATGTCCTGCATCAACGGCACGTAGTTCTTATACGCTGCCTCCCACGCATCCACGACGTCGCGCTGCTCCAGCCCCGACGACACGATGCGGCGGCGCGATTCCTTGGTGATCGCGTCGACCATGGCCGCGATGCGCTCCAGCTTCTCGGTCTTCCCCTCGTTGCGGAACGCGCCAAGGATCCCGGCGGCCTCGGTGTTGCTCATGCCGGACAGCGCCTGGTTGTGGCGGCGGTGCGGATTGATCTTCGCAAGCTGCTCGTTTCGCTCCGGCGCGTGTCGCGCGAACAGATACCGGTTGACCTCGGCCAGCGACAGGCCGGATTCATGCACCGCCTTCAGCAGCGGCGTAACGCGGCGGTCCACCAGATCGTCGACCTGGGCGGACACGCGGCCGTGATACAGCTCCTCATTCAGGTAGGCGTCCGAGCGCTCACGAATCGTATTGCCAGCCTTGCGAATGGCATCCTGTACGCGCTTTAGGTCGATCTTGTTGTCCTGCAGCGCGCGGACGATGTTGTCCCACAGGCGCGGCTCGGGCACCTCGAACGATTGGCGCGCGCCGAAGTTCAATTCGTCCTGGCTGTAGTCGATGCGGTCCCGACCGGAGAACAACGTACCCGATTCTGCGGAGCGCTCTGCACCCTTCTCGCGCAGGTACGTCTGCGTTTCGCGCAACAGCTTCGCGATCTCGGCGTCGGTGGCGTCTGATTTGACGAAGCCGACCTTCCGCAGGAATTGGCGGATAGCGTCTAGCACGCGGCGCACGATGCTATTGTGCGCGCCCGATTCGGCCATGACTGCAACGATCTCGCGCGCGCGGCGCTCCGGCGTCAGGCCGGGCTGCGTGCGGTCTACCTTGGCCGCGGCCTCGGCGATCGCCTTGTTCCCGTCCTTCTCGGCAGTGATGACGCGCTGCGCCAGCCGGCCCATCTCCTCCGCGCCTAGCATGTTCTCTAGACCATAGTGGGCAAGCAGTTCGTGACGGGCGACCTGCACTGCGCGCTCCGGCGAATCGATGTTCGAGGCGATCAGGGCGACGCGATTGGCGCGGCTATCCCAGAATCCTTCGATGTTTTCGGCGCCCTCGCCTGCAGCCTGCTCGCGCACGTAGTCGGGCGCGTCGTCCATGCTGTTGTAGACGTCGACATCGTGGCCGTAGATGTCGTCGGCTATGGCCTCGCGAACCGATTCGGCAGAAATGCCACGGGCCGCGCCGCGGGACATATCCCTATGCGAATTTGGCGCTACAATGGAATCGTCATCCGCTCCCTGTGGGCTGCCACTCTCTGTAGTGTCCCGCTGCGTATCGGCGGCATCGGTCTTGGCTGGTGCGGTCGAATCGGAGGCCACGAATCCAGCTCCCGCGTCGACACGGGCAAGCGTAGTGTCTTCGTGCGTAGGACGCCGTGCATCAGAACCGGCCGGCGTCGCACCTGGGTTCCCCCCCTTCTTCTTGCGGGCAAGGGCTTCTTCCTTGCTCACAACCTCATAGCCGTTCATCAGCCAGCCGTTGCTACCCGGCCATTTGATCAGGATAGCGGCGAACCCGTTGTGCTCAATGCGCACGGACTTCATCTCGCCGGACTGGCGGCGGGAGACCTCTTCCCCGCGGGCAATCGCCTCGATGAGTTCCGACGTCAGCATGCGCTTCACATCAGAGGCGGACATTCCATCTTTCGCCATGCGCTGACGGATGACGTGCGCGATCCCCCGCTTCGAGTCACCCCATACGAAGTCAATCCACCCGAGATCCGACCGATACATGGCCCGATGCACGTCGCGCTGCTCCGTAATCGCCTTCTGCATAGCGTCGGTTCCGCGGCGGATGTTCGCGTCGACCGACTTCATAGCCGATCGGGAGAACAATGCTTCTTGTCCGCGTGCTGCAGCTTGGTCGGCGTCGCGATCGCTGCCGGTCAGGACAAAGTCGTCGCGCATGGCATCGGCCTGCGCGCGGCGGTCATCCTCGCGGCGCTGGCGTGCCTGGTCGGCGCGCTGTTGGTCTTCGCGCTGGGTGCGGGCCCGCGCCTCGTCTAAGGTTTCGGAGCCGAGGGCAAAGTCAGTGGCGCGTTGTCCTGCGCTATCCGCGCCTTGCGGGTCTCGATCAGCTTCTGCGCCGCCTCGATGACTTCCTTCTTCATTTGGGGCGACAGCTTCCCGAGTGCTTGCTTGATCTGCTGCTGCCTCTGCGGCGGCAGCGTTGCCGACGTCTTCTTCGGCGGTTGGGCTTTGGGCATTGTCGGCCTCGCTGATGCTGTGGAGAAACGCCGATACCGCATCATCCTCGGCAGGGCTGCCAAGGATGGCGTCGAGCGCATCCATCTGTTCGTCGGTGAAGTTGCCGGCGCCGGCCGCTTCGAGATCCTGCTGATTCAGGTATTCCTCGTACTCGGCAGCTTGGCGGTCGCGCAGCGCCTGCTCCCATCCTTGCGGAGTATAGTGCTTCTCCCCACGCAGTTCGGAGTCGAAAAGCTCCTCCAACTCGCGCGTGTCGTGCTTGCCGTGCTCGTCGCGCGACAGGTATCCGTACTCGGCCAGCGCCTCGCCCATAGCGTCGATGGACATTCCGCCACCGGTGGCAACGCGCTTGATGCCCGCGCCAAACAGGCCCTTCAGTTCTGCAGGGTCAATGCCCCACTTGCTGACGACCTCGTCACGGCTGATGCCGCCCAGCTTCGCGATCGCTGCAAACATGCTGTCGCGCTCGCTATCGATGCTGGTCTGGCGCTCCGCCAGGCGCTTTGCGTTGGCGATCTGCCGCTCGCTGGGCGGCTGGTAGCGGACAACGAACCCGCCACCGCCGCGCGCTACGCGCCAGCCCGGGCCGGCGTTCTTCGCTTCGGCCTTGGCCTGCGCCTGGGTGGCGAACGGCCTGCCTGTGGCGGCCACCACATCGCCGGGACGCAAGCCTTCCGACGGCTGCGTTATCTGCATCGCTTTATCGGAGAGCATCGCCGGATGATTCACGGCATGTTGATCCTGCGCCGCGGCCGCGACCTGAGCGGCTTGCAGATTCTGGGTAGCTGTCGGCTGCGGCGACGGCACCGGGTCCGGCGCACCAGCCGGCACCTGTTGCCGTGCGGCTGGCTGCTCAATGGCAGGAACAATTTCCGGCGCAGTCTCGGCCTGGCCGATGTAGTCGGCATCAGTCCACTGCGACACCGGGCGCTGCTGCATACCCTGCGTCGCGCGGATCTCCTGCTCGATCGGCTCGGCCAGAACCTCGGCCGGCTGATTCGGTGCGGTTGGCGGCGTCACGATGTCAGCCACGGCCGGCGCGGCTTGCTCCAGCGGCGACGGCACAACGGGCTGCGGCGCGGGCATCGGTGCGGCGGCGATGGGTGCGGGCACCGGGGCCGGCGGCACGGTGACAGGCGGAACGGCCGGGGCAGCAGGCGGCGCCTCGCCGTCCAGCACAACATCGGCGGGCAGCTCGCGCGCGACGCCGACGGGCGGCTTGAAGAAGTCGGCGGCCTTGGTCAGTGCGACCTGCCGTGCATCCTCTGCGACGGCGCGGTCCTCTGCGCGCTGCACGGCGCGAATGCCATGATTGACGCCGCCCATAATGCCGCCCTGCGTCATCGTAGCGAGTAGCGTCTGGTATGCCGCGCTAGGGCGCTCGCGCAGGTAATCGCCCCATGTCTTGTCAGGTTCAGCGATCGCCTTGTCGATGGCATCTTGCCCGATAGTTGCGGCCTGCTCGCCTAGCCCTTCCTTGACCATCCAGTCGGTTAGCAGCTTCATCGCGCCAACCTTGCCCAGTTTGTTCACAATCACGCCCATCGGCAGGCGCTCGGTCAGGTACTCGATACCTGCATACCCGGCAGCGCCAGCACCAGCGGTCAGCGGGTCAGCGCCAGCGCCGCGGTACACGCCATACTGCTGCGGCACGAGCGGCGCGACCATGGCGGAAGTAGCGACTGCGGGGCTGCGCGTTGCCAGGCCGGCGGCCACGGCGGGAATCTGCTGCAGCGTGCTCGCGACACCGCCATAGATACCGGCGGCGGTCGGGCTCTCGAATGCGGGGGTGGTGGTGGCGTCGCGAAGCTGGGCGTCGGCGACCTCACGCCGGGCAGTAGCCGTGGCGTCGGGCGAGCCGATCATGTCAGCAATGATGGTGCGCATGCCGGCGCGGGTCTTCTGTCCGCCAGACACGACGGAATTCACGAGGCCGGAAACGACGCTACCGACGGAAGGCTCGGGCCCTTGGATCGGACCGATCGTACCGGCCTCTACCGGCCGAGTAAGGCGGTCCTGCCAGCGGTCGACGACGGCCTGCGTAGCCGGGCTGAGTGGAGCGGCAGGCTCCGGCGTGGCGGCGCCCATGACGCCAATGTCGGGGCGTGCCGGCGCGCGCTTCTGCTTCGGCGTACGGTATGCGCCGAACGCTGCCCGATCGGGCGGCAGTTCGGAATCCAGCAGACCGTCGAACTCTTGCACACCGTCCAACTGCCCGGAAAACTCTCGAACCGCCATCCTGTATCACTCCACGATATATCGCTTGCCGTTAGGTGCCTGCCAGACCGGTTTGCCTTTGGCCGTGCCGATCTGTTTCGAACCGGCAGGAATGCCGGCGGGCATGTCGGAATCCATGTTAGAGCCGCCCTTCCCTCCCGACGGATTCTTCGCCGCGGCCATGTAGTCGCGTACGCTCGGACCGGTGGCCAGGCGCATGCGGCGTTCGACCTCCGCCTCCTGATCTTCCGGCGCGATCATGGGATCCTTGGCGACCTGTTCGGCGATGCGAGCACGGGCCTTCGTGGCGGCCGCATCCGCTCCGCTGGAACGCGCGCGCGGCGCGACGCCGTCCAGCACTTCCACCTTCCCGGCCGTGCCAACGCGGTATGCAATCGGGTTGCCGTCGGCATCCGAGCCGTCGCGCACGTCGCCCTGCTGGATCGCGCGGCGACGTTCGTTCGAAAGCGCAGCGGACGCGCCGGCGGCGCCGGCCTGGGCGTTGTTCTCATTGACCATCGAGCCCTGCACAGCCTGATAGATCTTGGCGAGCACTGGATTCGCGGACACCTGCGAGCCGGTCGCCTTGTTCAGCGACACACCGGTATTGCCGACGTTGTCGTACGGCATGTACGTGTCTCCCGGCTTCGCCAGCGTGTTCAGCCGGTTCATGCGGTCGACGTTGTCCACCGCGGCGACGGCTTGGTCTCGGATGCCCTGCGTTTGAATCTCACCGCTCGCGCGTGCTAGGCGCTCGATGTTGTCGTCGCCGGTCAGTCCGAAAAGGCGGATAGCAGTCTGCAGGTTGCTGGCGAACTGCGGATTCTTGCTGATCAGGTCCTCGACGCCCTGGCGCTGCGCGAGCGTGTAGCGGGAATTCTCGGCTTCCGCGCCAGCCTTGTTGCCAGCCATGTTCGCGGCATAGACACGCGCGTTCTGCAGCGTGGCAGCCTGTTCGGCCTGCTCACGAGCTATCGGCGCCAACGCCGCCGTCTTGATAGCATTGGCAATGCCTTGGGCCATAGGCTCGGCGCCGGAAGGGTTCAGAGTGAATTTCATCGACGTGCTCCCACACCCTGGAATAGCTTGCCGACCGTGCCGGCCCACACTGGCGAGAATCCGCCGCTCGCAGTCATGCCCATGCCTGCATCCTGTGCGGCCAGCATTGCGGTCTGCTCTGATCCGGCCGTCGTGCCGTACTTCGCTGCCGTGGCGGCATTGCCCGCATTACCTGCCGCCGCGAGACCCGCCGCTCCAAGCGCGCCCAGCACCTGTCCGCCCAGCACCATGCCGGCGTCCTGCCGGCCTGCGGCATTGATGCCGATCTCGTCAGCAGCCGCCCGGCCACGCGAGAAGTTGTTGAGCCGGTCAATGCCCGCTGCGGCATCCGCGACTCGGACTGCCTCGTTCGTGCGAAGCCGACCGGCGGCTGTGGTCTTGCCCAGCAGGCGCGCCAGCGACTCGGCCTGCTTCAGCTGGTTGACATCCGAGGCCGCCTTCGCGGCGACGTAGTCGTTCGACACGTTGCCCTGCGTGGTGCTCTGCGTGTTGTTGATCTGCTGCGCACTCTGCACCGGCGCCTGGATAGCGTCGGTGATCTGCTGCTCGACGCCGGCCTGCTCCTGCTTCCGATCTTCCGGCGCGAACTGCTTGGCAGTGTCCATGGCCTTCTTCTCGGACTCCAACTGCAAATCACGCTGCCTCGCGAGCGAAGCCTGAATCTCGCGCTGCTGGCGCGCCTGGGCGTCCGTGTTGGCCTTGTACTGCATGCCGGCGCCGGCCAGCATGGCAATAACGGCGGCGATCTCAAAACCAGTCATCGGGACTCCTTACCGAGAGGTAGAGCCATTCGACCCGCTACGCGGATCCGAAACACCAAACCACTGTTGCCCCGTCATCCCTGGAGCAGCAGCACGTCCGGCGGCAACCTGATTCGCGAGATATGCCTGCGACAGATCGCTGAACAGATTCCCGACCGTCGCGCCGCCGCGCGCACCGGCTGCCGCCTGCGAGTTTGCATTCAGGCCCGCAAGCGCGGTCTGCTGCGCCGTCCCGGTGTCGATACCCGACTGGGCCATCGAGATCAGGCTCTGCCTGGTGCGTTCGTCGGACGTGCGGAGATCCGCGCCTGCCTGGTCGCCAAGTGCAACCGCCTGCGCAATGCCCTCATTCGTGCGACGCTGCAGGTCGGCATTGCTATCGACGTCGGCCGAGCCACCAAGCAGACCGTTGCGCGCCAGGGCGAAGCGGTTGGCCCGCTCGGCTTCCGTGTACTGTCGGTCCACCTCGCGGCGATTCAGGTCCGTGACGGCCTGTTTCTGGTCGGCATACATTGAGTCCCGACCGCCATTGCCATCGAACACAGAGTTGATTGTGTCGACTGCCGCCTTAATGCGCGCCTGGCGATCGTCTTCCTGCTGCTTGGCCTGGGCCGCGCCACCATCGCCGCCCTTGTGTGGACGCAAACGCCCACCCGGCCGGGTCGGCCATGCGTCGATCGCCGGGCCGCCGAACTCGGAAGAAAGCTGGGCATTCAAGTCGTCACGGTTCATAGTCACCTCACAAAGCAAGCCGGACCACGCGATAGGTGTCCGCGAAACTGTATTGAGCGAGAAGGCGCGCCATCGCCGGCGAGCACGACGCTTCGATAACGGTGGCGCCGGCTGCTCGCCCCACCTCGCACAGCGGAGCTAGCAGGTCCGCGGCGATGTCCACAAAGTCGCGGCCGGCCACGGCCATGATGTTCAGCGCCAGAATCTGCGGGTAATGCTTAAATTCGATAGCGCCCGCCACCCGCACCCCGTCGTCGTCCTCGACGATGCAGACGATCACCCGACCGTCGAGCGCCATGGCGCGGAGATCCGCGATAGTGAATTCCCCATGCGCCGCCTCAGCGATCACTTGCGCCAGCAACGGCGCGGCCCTCTCGAAGTGCTCCTCGACGAGCTGCGGGGAATTGAGGAACAGCACTTTCATATGGCGCCCAGGTTGTCGTAGTAGACCGTCACCGCATCCAGCCTGAAGGGCTTGTTATCGAAGTTGCGGAAGCGCAGCGAGAATTCCGTGCCGGCGCATTCGATCGGAATAACGCCGCCACCACGGGTGTTGCCACGAACTGTAACGGGCGGTGTGTAGGCGTCCGGATTTCTGACATCGAAAGCGATCGAGAAATCGCATTGGCCTTCCATGACCAGATCCACGCCGTAGACGCGCTTCGTCTGGCCCGGGCTCTTAAAGTCCATGTACGGCAGTTCGAGCATCACTTCGAACGGCTGCCCGTCGTCCGCGCTGACCGCGTCGCTCAGCTGGTAGATGTTGTCGCCAGCGCGGATGTAGAGCACGCCCTGCAGCTCGGCGAGCGCGTCAACCGGAAACGGCAGGATGTAGCGCGACCAGGCGGCCACCTTGGCTGTGCGCGATATCGAGTACACAAAAAGCTGCTCGCCAATTGCACACACATACTGGCCGGTTCCGTAGTAGTAGGCGGCGCGCGGCACATAGCCGCTGTTCTTGGTCGCAGGCCTCACGATAGAGTCGATCGGAGAACCGATGTCCACGTCGGCCAGCTTCGACACCAGTTGCAGCGTCGTGATCGAGCGAAAGCCGAAGTCCGATAGGAAGTACAGATCGCCGGCCACGGTCGCTACCGTCCGCGGATAGGACGTGCCCACGTTCTCGACGATGTCTTCCAATTTGTTCGCACTGGGATCCGGGTCCACGAACCACACCTGCGATCCATCCCGGGCCAGCGCGACGAGCTTGTTCTGATACACGCCTAGGGCGTTGGTAGCGCGGTCGCCTCGCGCATTCAGCCCAGTGGGCAAAAACCCGGCGTCATTGATCGTCGACCAGTCGCGCGGGTTGCCCGTTTTGCTGTAGCGGACAATGTCGCCAGACCGCGAGGCGGCGTAGATCTTGGACGCAAGCTTCAGCACTTGGGAACTGTGCGGGCAATTCGCGTCAACGATACCGGAGTCGGCCGTACCGTCGAGGTAATGGTGCCGCACGTCCCGGTTGTCATACATGATGGAGGCATAGATATAGCCGTTGAACACGTCCGCAAACTGGACGTCAAGCACGGCGCGCTGCTCACCCGAGTAGTAGAGAGTCTTGTTCGCCTGAAAACGGCTGTCTGCGTGGACGATCGTCCCGACCCCGTAGAACGTGTGCAGCTTGCCAAATGCAGGGAACAGGCCCTTCGTGCCTGGCTCCAGCGTCGTGACCTTTACCAGTCCGGGCCGCTTCTGCGTGGCGAGACCGGTCGTCACGTACGCGTTCATCATCTCGCGCAGGCGGTTCGCGTCCGAGACGCTGGCGCCCTTGCGCAGATCGATGCCGAGGTCGAAGCGATCAAAAGTGATCGAACCCATGTCAGGTCCTCAGCCGGTAGCCGCCGGCGGTAAGCACGACTTGCGGCTCGCACAACTCCGCGGCACCGGTCGGCTTGATGTAGCGGCGCCCCTCGTGCTGCTTGCCCTTCTCGCGCGCCAGCATGTTCGTGAACGTGGTTGCTGCGGCCTGGGCGTCCGGGTGCCGGTAGTGCGCCTTTGCGTTTGCGAGCGCGTACTGAAACACCAAGCGATGCGGCACGCTCGGGCGGTCTGCATCCTGCTCGAATCGCCCCTGAAGGCGGATGTGCTCGATTATCAGGTCGTACGCCTGATCAGGGACCGGGTAAAGCTCAATCTGCCCGGCAAGTGTGTCGTACCGTTCCGGCCACGAACGGAAGTCCGCCATCGAGCGGTCGTATTCCGTTATCCCCTGCGCGAGTTCCTGGCGAATCGTGTCGCTGATCTTCACCCACACTGAGATAATGTTGCCAGGGTCGATGTCCTCGTCGAGAATATCGTCGTGATAGTCGTACGCCACTTCGCCCGGCTGAAGCTGGATGATCGACTTGTGCCGCGCTGGCGAAGGGTTCAGTTCCCCGTAGACATAGTCGTGCGCTTCCTGCAGGAACGAGTCGAGCGTCGCCTGATTGTTCGCGGCGGCCGGGCCCTGCGCGATGAAGCCGAGGCGGATCCGAAGATCGGTGCGCAGTTGTCCGAGTGTCTTGTAGCGAGATTGGAGTCCGCTCATGCCGTCGTCAGTTGAATGGAGATCTGGTTGCCGGTGCGCACAAGCGTTACCGAGACCGACGTCTTCCCAGTCAGAGAGGCGGTCTTCGTGACGGTGTCGACCGTATCGAGCTTGGCTGCCGCCGATCCAGCCGGGTCGAACAGCGTACCGATGTCGGTACCGTTCGCCAGCTTGTAGCCGGTGTTGCCAGCCGCTGCGCCGTCTGAATAGAAGGCGCGAGCCTCGTAGTCCCGCTTCTGCGAACCATCCGTGAGCGATGCGCGAATACGTTCGCCGCTCGGGATCATCTTCAGCGTGAAGCCTTCGAAGCGATACTCCGGCGCGCTGGAGAACTGCTTCGACACGAAGGACGGGCTTTGCAGTTGCCCCACCATCGACTGCGCACTGGACGTGTCCTTGCGGATCGCGATGCCGTAGTCGACCGCACCCGCCGGGCCGGTGGCGCCAGTGGCGCCCGTTATCCCTTGGAGACCTTGGGGGCCTTGCAGACCCTGCGAGCCCGTAGCCCCTTGGGGGCCCGTAGCACCTTGCGGACCCACTGGGCCAATGCCGAAGTCGAACGCGCTCGACCAGTTGCCGGACGCGTTCGTCAGCTTGAAGTACATCTTGCCGGTATCGATGGCAAGGAACGAAAAGCCCTTTGGCTGCGTGTCATACAGCGACCGATTCGCGGCCACATCCCGCACGTTAGCGTCGAATGTCGCGCCGACGGCGCCCTGTGGGCCGGTCGCCCCCTGGGGACCGGCGACACCCTGCACGCCTTGTGCGCCTGGTGGGCCGGGCGTACCGAGCAGCGTAGCGGCCTCCGCCGTAAGCTGGTTGATGCCGACCGAGTGCGGTGCCAGTGAACCGTCGTCAGCCTGAATCAGCGCCAGGTTCTCGCGGATCTGGCCGGTCGTCAGCGAAACCGCGTCGAGCTCGGCGTTGATTGCCCCGTGGTCGGTGCGATCCGGATTGTTGTTGAGGAAGTTCTTAGTGCGTGTGTACGCGGTTGGCTGCGCCATGCTTCCTCCGATACGAACGATACAGGCACCAGACGGCGACGCCCGCCGTCATCATCACAGTGCCGAGATCTGGCGCCGGCGCCTTGTAGAACGGCGCCAGCAGGAAAGAGAACGCGCCGCCAGCCATCAGCACGAAGCCGATGCGCGGCACCATGGCCGTGGACCGGCTCATAGCGTTGAGCACAGTCAGCGAATGCCACACGATGATTGCCGCAAACAGTGCGTTAGCTAGGGTCAGCATCCTTGCCTCCGTTTTTCAGGAAGCCCGCCGGGTTCTTCTTGAACATGGCGGACAAACGAATGAACCCCGGAATGATGTTTAACGCCGTTACCCCAATGAGAAACGCGCACGCGCCCTCCAGCTCCGGCCCTGTAGCGATGAATAGGCCGAGATACTTGTTTGCCAGCGGCGTCATGTAGCCCGCCGTCACAGCGCCAGTGAAGACCGCGACCGCCATCTGCGACCGGGTGAGCTCACGTACGTACGACAGCGAAGCCACGCCGCCAAAGAAGCCGGCGACCAGCGTCGCGTACTTCACGCCTAGGATTCCGCCTGCGGTGGTTGTCGGCTCCATAACCCCTTTCCCTTGTTTCGAGTATTGTTGTGCGTCACGACACCGCGGCCGGACTTTTGGCCTGTGCGCGGGTCAGCACGGCATACAGCGCATTCGGATCAAAGCGCCAGCCGTCCGCATACTGGAGCGCGGCCGCCACGGACTCGGAGCACACCCAGTTGCGTTTGCCCCCTGTGAACGGGCGCATGACGAAGCCGACCAGGCCAAAGAGGTCGTATGCCTGGCCCTCGTGCGCGGTGAACCATTCGCGCGCCGCCGCCTCGTCGAACCCCCGCAGATCGACCAGATCCCAACGGACTGGATCGAAGTCGATGGCCTTGAAGCGCACGCCGCCATCTTCAAACGACGACGATGCGGCCATGCCGTCGGAGAAAACCACTTCGCAGTGCGAGTACGGGCCGCGCATCCACAGTCGCGTGATGCGGCTATAGATCCCGGCGATGCCAGGCCGTGTCCCCTTGTAGAATGCGACGCGCATCGACTCCCCTTACCAGGTGATTGCGTTGATCTGCTCGATCGTGGTGGCGGCTGCAAGCTGCGCCTTCAGCCCCTGCGACTTTGCGAAGTTCGCGGCCCCGGCGGCGCCCATGCTGGCGTAGAATGCGCTCCAGTCATCGACCGTCGTGATCGCAAATTGCGTGTTGTCGATCGCCTTCCAGTAGCCGGGCCACGGTTGCGGAAATTGCCCGGTCAGCAAGACCGTATTCGTCGTGCCGTCGATGTCGCTGCGGCTGAGGTCATCGCACGCGAACTGGTGTCCGCCATGGATGAACGTGCTGCGGTTTGCTTTGAGACGCCACCGATTGATCTGCTCGTTCTTCCGGGCCCTCAGGCCGGCGATGCTGAAATTCGGGTCTTCGGTCGGCGTGTTGCCTGCACCCACCCAGGCGAGATAGCCCTGATAGTCCCTGTTCCCTTCGTCGAGCGGGATGCACGTGCTGTCGGCCGTGCGCAGGATGCTGATGCAGTTGCCATCTTGGTCGGCCTGCTTCTGGTACATGGTCGCCCCTTTAGATCTCGGAACTAAACGCGGCGGCGAACGACACGAAGCCGTTCGTGCCCACCGGCGATGTCGTCGTGAACGCAAAGCCGCACTGGTCGAGCGACGGGTACGCATTCCCCGAGAAGCCGATGTTCGCGATGCCCGTGCCGGTCGGCGCCGTGGTGATCGCGGCCGATGGTGTCGTGCGCTTGGTGTTCTTGAAACTCACGTGCGCCACAGCGCAGAAGCCGGACGCATAGACGCCAGCGACAGTGTTCGTGATGTTGACGTACTCGACGTATCGCTGGGCAAGCCATAGCTCGTACGGGGGCGGACGAAAGTCATACCCTGTGGCCGCCAACCCTGGCTCCAGTTGCACGCGCGAGACCGTGCCGGTGGAGAACTCGACGGTGATCGACTGGTTTGCGTTCGCCACCGCGGTAGTGAGGGGCGAAGCCTTCGTCGCTGGCGCATACGCGCCGCTGGTGGCCGCGCCGTTGATCGCCATGCGCGCATTAGCCGTGCCCTCGTGCGAGAGAGCGTAGGCGCCGCCTTCGATATTCACGTCCTCGATCACCTGCATCAGCGAACCTGCGGTGATCGTGATCACGACGCTGCTTCCGGACGCCACGAAGGTGTATGTGCAGCCCGCAGCGCCAGCCTTGAATCGGTCGTGCCCATAGGTGCCCGCGGGCAAAGTCACGGTGCCGGCCACGGCGCGCTGGTTAATCCGGAAGTTTCCGTTGATGATCCGGTTCTTGCCGAGCTTCGCCGTCACATCCGCCGCGAGCTTCGACATCGTGACCGTGCCGTCGTTCGGGATCCCGCCAAAGGCCGTGACCCACGCGGTACCGTTGTAGCGGCGCAGCTCCCCAGTCGTCGTGTTGGCATACAGGTCGCCGTTGTCGACCGGGTTGCCGTTCGGATCGAGCGTCGGATCCGATGCCAGGGGGCCGTAATACCGGCCCTTCAGGTCGTTCAGCGACGCAGCCGCGCTGGCGGCACTAGCGGATGCCTCGCCTGCCTTCGTGGTTGCGATGCCAGCCTGCGTTGTGGCGGTGGTGGCGCTGTTGCCGGCCGCTGTGGCAGAAGCGGCCGCATTGGTCGCAGACGTACCGGCCGCGCCCTGCGATGCGGCGGCTGCGGCCTTGGACGCGGCGGCGTCGGTTTGCGACGTCTGCGCGGCAGCGGCGCTCGCGGCGGCAGACTGCGAAGCCAGGGCCGCGGTATTGGAACTGGTCACCGCGGTATCCCGCGCTGTGACAGCGGTGTTCGACGCCGATACCGATGTCGCGGCCGCAGCGTTGGCGGAAACGGCAGACGCCTGCGCGTCCGACGCGTAGCCCTGCACCTCTGTCACGACGTCGGCGCTGATCTCGTCGAGAAAGTCCTGCGACACGGAATCAGCCGTGACGACTCCTTGCTTCAGCTTGCCGTCGTCGCGCTGCAGCAACGCCAGATTCGTGCGGATCGCATTGATCGAGGCCGCAGCCGAGTCGAGTTCAGCATTCAGCGCATTGTGGTCGGTGTTATCACCGTAGTCGACGGTGAAGTCCTTGGTGCGCTGGTACTTGGGCGGCTGCGGCATTCTCGCGCGCTCCTATATGGATTACTGGTTACTGCGGGTCGTTCTCGGCGGCCTGGCTCGCCTTGCCTGCGGCGCCCTTCTTCTTGGGCTTGCCGGTGGCGGCCATGGCGGTTTCGAGACCCTTGGTCGCCTTCTTTCCGAAGACCTGCTCGACAATCAGACCTTCGTCATTGCCGCCGTACTTGGCAGCCAGGCGATCGAATTCACCGTCGCCGAACTCCAGTTCCCCCACGATGTCGTCATCGGTCAGGCCGGCATCGGCTATCGATTGGTGGCGCAGGTTGTGAACGTGCTCCTCGCCGAAGATCGTTTGCAGGATAGCGATCTCGTGCTCGGGCACCTCGACCGGGGTGGACGTGCTGGCGTCACGGCGGACGACAACGGAATAAACGGAGAGCTTGGGCATCTGTTACCTCGACGTGTTGTACGAATCTGGAGAAAAGCCCGACCAGCCTTTCGGCCAGCCGGGTAAAGGTCGCCTTTCGACGACCGCGAGGATCAAGCGATGGACAGCACCGAATGCGCGTTGGAACGCTTCAGCACCAGGGCGAGGCGCAGGTTGATCATCTGGTACAGCGCCAGGATGTTGTACGGGCGGGTCGGCGTCACGATGTCCATGTCGTCGTCGCGCAGCTCGATATGCTTCGTGTTGAGGAAGTAGCAACGCTTCTCCCACGGGATCGTCGGCGCGTCGAGTGCGTCGAGCGTCGAGAAGTTCGGATCCCACACCATGGGCACGCCCTTGTAGAACAGGCCCGTGTCAGCACCAGTGCCGACGCCAGCATCGATCGTCTTCGCCTTGCCCGCGTCGGTGTTCTGCGTCAGCGTCACGATCTTGCGATACGCGTCGATGAAGTCCGAGCCGGCCAGGATGAAGTCGGGCGTGCCGCCGTTGCGGATACAGGCGCGCCACTGCTTTTCCATGGCGTCGGCCAGCGCACCGGCCGTGCCCGAGGCGATGGCCGTCGCGGCGTTGTTGCGCCAGTAGGTGGCAGTCGCGCGGTCAAGGCCGCCGACGGTACCGGTCGCCGGCGCGGTGGTGATCAGGCCATCGAGGCCGGTCACAGCGTCGGTCGAAGCCGTGCCGTTGCGGTGCAGTTCTAGGTCCAGCTTCTCGAAGAAGCCCAGCTTGAACGACTCCATCTGCTCGTCGAGCAGGTTCAGCAGTTGGACCTTCTCGTTTTGCTCCAGCTTGAACTGACCACGCTCGCCTTCGCGAACCTTGATGCCGTTGCCGAACAGCGTGTCGTGCGGGATGTAGAAGCCATCCACGGCCCGGCGCCACGGGAATGCGGCCTGCTCGGTCGTCTGGCGCTTGTTGAACGACACTGCGGATTCACCGTACGCCCAGGCGAAGTTGCTGTCGTACGACTTGCGGATGTTCACGACGACGTTCTGCTTCGCGCCGAGGAACAGCTTTCGCTTGCTCATCAGCTTCTTCAGCAGGGGATGCTCCACGCCGATCTGATCGACCGGAGTGTTACGCATGTATTCGTCGAGGGAAACCTTGCCCAGATAGGCAAGGTCGGGGGCGGAAATGGGCATATGTCGCTCCGGAATATGAGTAGGGTTCGCTCTCCTGCTCACACCGTTTCGGGACGCAAGGCCGAATGTTCTCGACTCGGGCCTGCCGTGCGCGACGCTCGGCTTCTGCGACTTTGGCCTTCATCGACTGCGCTACCGGACGCGACCCCGGCGATACAGCGACAATTGAGGTGTGGGTGCGACTGGTGACGGGCGGGCTGCCTGGCTGGGGCGTGACTTCAGTTACACGCGGCTTTTCCTCGACTGCTCGCCCTCACCTGTCGCGGTAAGGCAATCGCACTATACCAATATGGCTCGTGCGTAAAGCATTTTTGGCTACACAGGGACAAACTGTTGCGCCTCAGCGGCCAACTGCGAGCGCAGGCCATAGCCCATCAGGGGCCAAATCTTGGCGACTGCGTTCTGCCGCGCGATCTTTCGACCGATCTCGGCGTCGTAATTTTCCGGGCTGGCGCATGCCGATTCACCCGTCACCGTGAAGCCATTGCGCAGCGTCAGAACGCAGAAGGTCAGCAAGTGGAGCGGCGGCACAACGGCACGCTCGCCGGCCAGTGTGTCGACTTCCTTCACCGTGGCCCAACACTCGCCGCGAGCGATAGCGCCTTCGACACCGTGCGAGGCGGTGAAGAAGTGCTCGGCGGCGATGTTTGCCTCGACGTCGTCCGGCGTGACCCGCGGCGCAGTCTTGCCCTTGGCGACGATCTCGGCTTCGATGCTGGCGTCCGTTGCGGGCGCAGCGCTGTACTTGGTATGCATGCTATTCCTCGTGAATGGACCGTGCGGCCCGTTGCTTAGATGCCCATGCCGTCCAGAATCGACGCCATGCGGTCGACGCTGGAAGCGTTCGGGTTGGTCGCCGGCGCGCCGGACATCACCGAACGGGCGCGCAGCGGTTGCTGGTGTGCGCTGGCGCGCGCCGCCGGCGCTGTACGAACGTTGTCGTACATGAACTGGAATTGCGCGAGCCACTGGTTCGGCTGAAAGGTCTGCACGAACTTCTCGATCTCGCCGGGCTTGCTGAAGTGCGCCTTGATCGCCTCCATCTTCGCCGCATAGTCGACTTCATGCGCGCGGGTGCTGAAATACTTGGTCGCCTGGTCGGTCAGCCCAGTGATTTGCGCCTCATACTCGCGCCGCGACTGCTCGACCTCCTGCTGCTGTTGCTGCGCGGCCTGGCGCTGCTGCGTCTGCATGCGCTCCTGCCGCTGGCCCTTGGCGAGTTTCACCGCGTACTCGCGCGTGATCTCCATATTGTCGACCGCCTGCTTCAACTCAGGGAAATCGGCAAGCTGGTCGACACCGGCGACATCCACGCCCAGCCGCAAGGCGATCGCGTTGCGCTGCTCATCCAGCATGGCGAGCGCGGTGCTCAGGCTGTTGTCGTCGCCGGCGGCCACGAGGCGGCCGAATTCCAGCGCGCGGGCAAAGTCGTTGGGATCCTGATACGCCTCGAGGACCATCGTCCGAAACTCGGTCAGGTCCGACTTCGTTGCGTCCAGTTCTTCGGATGTGGTGCGCAGCTCGGCCAGCTTCTCGCGAATTCGCTCCTTGCCGCGCTCGGACTTCACGCCCTCCAGCAGTTCCGCCTCCTCCTGCTCCGGCGTTTTTTGCGCAGCGTCTGCGGGCGGTGTGCCGGGCGCTGCCGCTGCGGGCGTGCCGGGCTGATCCGACGGCGCGCCAGCCGCCGCGGGGACCGGTGCCGCGGCGGGCGCTGCGTTCGGATCCGGATTGGTCAGGCTGTCGAGGAATGACTTTGTGCTCGCCAGTGGATCGACTTCGGTCGGCGATGCAGCGGCCGGCGTATCACCATCGCCCGATTCGTTCGGGACAATGACGTCCGGCGCCTCCTGCGGCTCCGGCGCGTCGGTCGGCCCGGTGTCCGGGCTCATGCTGTTCAGGAAATCCTCGCGATCGGACATCTATCAAGCTCCTTGGGGTTGTACTGCTGGTGCGGATGTGGGCACGCCGGCGCCGGGCTGCATGGCAGGCATTAAGGGCGGCGCGGCCGGTGATTTCGGAATGAATTGTTCCCAGTCGAGTTTTTCGTCGAAGCGGGTGATGGTCTCGCGCAGCAGCGCCTCCAGCGGGCCAGCGTCTTGGCCGGTGGCCTTGACCTGCATGATCTGGAGCACTAGCGGCTGAATCACCGGCATCATCTTGATCCAGACCTCTTGCTGCTCGATCTGGTTCGGCTCCCCTGTCGTGCCGGCGCGAATGCGCAATTCGATCATCTCGAAGACCTGGTCGCGCGTCAGTTCCGGCCAGTCGAACGACGGCACCAATACCTCCACTGCCGGCATGCCCGGCACAGGGGACGGCACTGTCTGCATGGTCGGGCCGCCCATGATGCGTTCAACCTGCTGCGGCGTCAGTTCCATGATCAGGATTTGCGCGGCGTATTGGCTGATGTCCTGCAGGAAGTCCTCGACTTGGTCGCGGAACTCGCTCACGCGACCGGAGAGCGCCTGCTGCTGGATGTTGGCCTCGGTCGCGGTCTTCGCCTGCACCACAGTCGAGCGCGCGGCATCTTGCATGCCTGTGACCTGCTCCCAGTCGAAGCGGACGGCCGACGTGTCGTACACCTGCGGGTCGATTGGCGGATGCTGCTTCGGGATAATGACCTGATTCAGCGGCTTGCCGTCGGTACCCACAATCGTGATCTCGCCCAGCGTCGCATCACGGTATCGCTTTACGGTCTTCTCGTTGATGTCGTCGCCAGCGATCCAGCCGGGTTCGCAAAGCTCGCGGTGCTCGTTGAACTTGTCGCGCGCCTTGTTGTGTTCGCCCTGCAGCTTCTCGGTCAGATCGACCAGCGACGGGCCGATTACCTCGCCATCGACCAGTTGGAACGGCAGGATGAAGAATGGGTACCAGCGCTCGCCGGCTTTGGGCGGGCTGTACGGCTCTCGCAACCACCAGTTGCAGCCCTCGGCCATGGTGTACACGGTCTGGCTGCGCTTGTCCCAGATCTCGATAATGGCAATCTGGCAGTCGTCGTCGTCGTTGGCCTTATCCTCGCCGCCGGACAGAATGCGATTGCTGTCCCCGCGCGCAGCCGTCGTGACGTCGCGATAGCGCTTCGCCCCGTCCAGTTTGTAGCGATACTGCGCCTCGGCGAGCGACTTCTTCATGGGGATGACCTGCGCCATCCAGTCGCTGTCGTAGTAATCCTGCAGTTCGGCGAGCGTCGGGTCGAGCAGAAGCTGGTCGGTCAGGACACGATCGATCACAAGCCCCTCGGCTGCGGTGACTTCGACCTTTTCCTGAAGCGCGCGCATCGTCTCCTGCAGTTCGGCCTTCGTGGCTTCCTGATCAGAGCGCTGCTGCTCGTCTTTCAGGTCCATGATCAGTTTCTCGACGCGCTGAATGTTGTCTTGCGTGTCGTTGATGCGGGCGACGATCAACGGGTCCTTCTTGATGTCGCGCTGGTACATGACCTTCACGACGCCGAAGGACACGGTCAGAGCCGCGCGGACGGTCGACTTCGCGCGGGTCTTCAGCCTGGCGCGTACCAACTCGCGATTCGTGACGGTCTGCAGCGTCTCGCAGAACTGTTTCAGCGGCTTGCCCTTGTGCAGGCCAGTGACAGACATCTCCGGGTTGCGCGCGTAGATGTTCGGCAGGATCGCCGTGATCGTGCCGTGGATCAGGTTGGCGCGCAGCTTGTAGAAATCGTCGCTATCGGGGTCCTTGTTCCAATCGAACCCCGCCACGGTCTTGCGGTTGTGCTTGACGCGCTTGTGAAACTTTTCCCAATGCTTGCGCGCGCCGGCGATCCGGGCGTTCCACTTCTTCGCAAGTTCGTCCGCCTCGGGCTCCGGCTTGTACTTTGCCTCCTCGCCTGAGGCGGTCGCAGCCTCCCCTGCGCCGATCTGCATGGCGGGTGCGGGCGTTTGTTCTGGCTGCATTTGCATATTCATTAGGCTGTGCGTGCGTGCATGCGATGGGTACCGTCGGAAGTATCGACGTCGCTGCCCTCCTCGTCGGATTTTTGTTCTTCATCTGGCGGGCGGCGACGCGACTGCACGCCATACCGAAGGGCGTCCCATGCGTGATCCTCCATCTTCGTGTTCACATCTTCCGGGTCGTTCTCGTTCGGCATCAATGCCGGCACGGTCCGGATGAGGTGTTTGCAGGTTCGGAAGACCTTCAGCTTTCCAGCCTTCAACAGCGCGACGATTTCTTGCGCGCCGTTGGCGCGAGACCGTTTCCCTTTAAAGCACTCGACCCACTTTATGCCCTCGTCGCGGAACATCTTTCCGACGGTCTTCTCGTGCCCTTGCTCGGCGAAGATGGCCGAGTCAGCCGGGTTATACCGGTACTCGTAACCCATACGCTCATCGTGCTCCTCGAGCTTCTTGACCTTCTTCGCGACTGCGGTGGCGTCCTCTCGCGTGCCAACGTCCGCCTTGCCGCCATAGCCGTACAACTCGCGCCACACGTAATAGACGCCGTCCTGGTCCAGCGCAAGCCAGTAGATCGCGTATGGCTTCGCGAATCCCCAATCCATGGCGCGCCAAACCTTCCACGTCGCCGGGATCGGGAACGGATCGACGATCACCTCGTCGTCATCCCAAATGCCTTCGAGGAACGAACCGACAACGGCATCCCAGTCGCCGCGTTCGAACGCCTTCACCATGGCGGCATTGCCCAGGCCGCGCAGCCGGTCCCGGTACGTCGGGTCGTCCACGGCCATCGTCGGGTTGTCGTCGAGCGTGGCCGGAATGTACTGGCGGCGCATGCCCCCTTCCTCGGGCGGCATCTGGCGGATGGCAAGCGGCGTGACTTTCTCGTCGCCGTCCTGCACGAAAGTGGACTTCACCCACGCGTGCCCGACGTTGCCAGGATTGCTGCCGCACAGGATGCGCGGGAAGGCGCCGGCAAACTGCTCGGGCACCACGATCGACGTCATCCGCACGCGCGTGCGCAGAAAGCGATAAATAATCTCGGTGAACAGTGTCAGTTCGTCGATCAGCAGCACATGGATCTCGGCGCCCTGATACTTGAAGCGGTGCTTCTCGTGCTCGCAGTGGCACAGGTAAATCTTCGCGCCGTTCCAAAATCGGATTTCAGTCTCGACGATCTTCACCAGCCCTGCGGCTTCCCACGGCGCGAGCATCACGCGGAAGCCGCTCGACCCCTCGATGTGGTTCTTGATCAGGTCGTCGTAGGTGCGGCGGAACAGATAGACCTGCAGGCCGGGAATCATGGCGCACCAGATGATCGCAGCGGCACGCATGAAGAACGACTTTCCGCCGCCGGCAGCGCCACCGTACAGGATCTCGGTCGCCTGGCTCTCGAAGGCGACGCCCTGCTTCGGGTGCAGGTCGATGTCGAGCGCGGCTTCGAGCGTCATTTGCCTCGCAGTGCGGCGAATACTGAGCCGATGGAGGTGCCAGCAACTGCCACCAGCAGCAACGTGCCGAGCCAGTGCCAAAAGCTGCTGAAGATGAATTCGAGAATGGATAGCATCATTTCTTTCCGATACGCAGATTCAACACAGGGATCGCGCCACCGCCCGGGCCGGAGACCTCAGTCTTGTCCTTCAGCATGCCCAGATGGCGCATCGCCAGTTCAAGCGCGCCCTTCTTGTCGAACGTCTTGGCCTTCTTGGTGAACATCGGCACGTGCTTCATCTCGCCGTCCTCGTCGAACTCGGCGCCGCCCTGCATCTCGACTACATCAATGCCAGCGAGCGCGGCAGCCGCGTCGTCATCCAACTCGGCTGGATTCTTCAGGCTGCCATCGGCGTTGTAGATCTTCCGAATGTCGAAAAACGCCAGGCGGGCAAGCTCCTTTAGCACACGATCAGCCGTGATCTCAGTGCGCTTGGCACGCGCGTCGATCGCGCCTTGCACGGCACTTGCGACCATAACATTCGATAGCAGACGGCTACCCTGCTCCTGCGCCGTCTTCGCGCTGTAGCCCGCCCGGATCGCCGCCTGCGTGGCGTTCAGGTCGATCAGGTATTCGGCGACGAATCGCTCCTGCTTCGGGGTAAGTGCGCCCGCCTTTGCCATGAACCTATTTCCTCCCCTGCTTGCGTGCCTTGCGAGCGGCCTTGTTGGCGGCGCGGCGCTTGCCCTTGGCCGGGTTCGGCTTCACGCCGGCACCCGGAGTCTGGCGGCCGTAGCCTGGCGTCGCAGCGGGCACCGTAGAAGCCGAGGCAGCAGCCAGCGCGAAGGCGGCGGCGAACATAAGTTTCTGTCCTGCGCTGGTCATACCACTACCTCCGGTGCCGCACGATCCGACACAACAACGCTCTCGACGGACGCGCTGCACTTGGCACAGAACACATCGCCCTCTTTAGTCAGGTTGAAATTGAGACTGCCGCAGGAATGCACCAGCGGACTACGCACCGCCAGGTGATCGGGTAGCAACGGCGCGATCTTCAGCTTGTGGATCGTGGCAGTCATAGCGTTTCCCCCTCCGCCCCGCCATTCCCCGCAGACGGGGCGGCGAGCCAGTTGGTGTAGACGCCGCGTGCCCACGATATGGTGTACAGGCAACACAGCGCGAGGATTCCCCACTGTTGCGCCTTGATGGCAGCCATGAACCAAAACGGTTGCCCGATCAGGCCGAAAACGCAGGCCCAGCGGCGCCAGTCAGAACGGTTGTCTTGGCTGAGAAAGATGGCTGTCACGCCGAACAGGCCGATTGCGATTTGCTCGATCATTGCTCGTCCTTCACGTAAAGCGTGCGGCCGTTCAGTTCGACCCAATGCTTCGACCACTGAATCTGTGGCCCGTATTCATCGACACCGACGATCTTTGCCACAGCCTCGCCGCCCCCAGGCTGTCTGGCGCTCTCCAGTTCGCGGATGTATCGGCGAAGTTCGGCGGCTTCCATTTTCGCGGCCTGAGCTTCAGCGAAGTCGGTTGGCTTGTCCAAGTGCGCAAGGCGCTCTTTCCATGTCGGGATCAGCTTCTCGCTCATTCTGTTTCTCCCTCTGTGCTGGCGCGCTCCGCGTCTGGCCGACACGCGACGTAGATTCCTTCCCCGAATGCGCGCTGCAATTGGAGAACCATCCGTTCTCTTGATGCGCCACCAAAATCCATCACGCACACACTTGTATCGGTCTGCATGACCGGACTCAATCTTGATGGCGCGCATCCGTTCCCAAGCCGCGTCGAGGGCTTTCCGAGTCGATTCTGGCGGCTCCTCAAAGGTAAAGTCGAAGTCAGCCACGATCCCCTCCCGACTGCTCGCGGGACATGGCGGCGCGGATAGCGTCACGAGCGTTGTCGAACCGTGGGCATTTCCAACCCATGAACGGCAGCGCATCACCATCGTCATCGCGGTGAAATACGCGACATGTTTCGCCGTCTTGACCCCACGCAATCCACGCTTCATGCTGCACGAGCCAGTCCAGCATGGCGCTGTCCTCCGTGACCTGTTGGGATCGTTGCCATTCACAGGCACGTGCCCACACTTCCCGAGCCCCGCTGTAGCCAATCGCGTTTTCGCTCCAGCCGGTAGCGCATGCCCATTGCTGAAATGCCGCGCCTTCAGTCATCTTCGCTACCGTATCCCTCTTGTCGCTCTCTGCTGCAGGGCTATAAGGTGTCAGCGTGAATTCCCGCTTCCACCCCGGCCACGTTTCAACAATGGCCTTGGCACGGGCAAACGTGTCCACCGCCCCCGCATCGGCCTGTACCTGCTGGCCGAAAATCTGCGGACGCCAGCGATCACCGCCAGAGTACGTATAGCCCATAGCTTGAACAGTTCGCATAGCGGCATCGCGCATTTGCGCCTCGCGCTCATCCTGCTGCGCCGATGCGGCGGAGTTCGCCAACACAGCACCAATACATGACGGCGCAATACCAATCAGATGACGACTATCTTCGGCAAACTTCGGAAGCTGGTAATCGAAGTGGGCAAACAGTCGGCGCAGGCGCGTAGCGAGGAATTTCACATCTTCCGCAGATAGATACATACCCTCTGTCGGCTCGTGTACGCCTTTGCTGTTCAAATCTGGCGTCACGTCTTCCGGCACCCCCGCGCCCACTTCCCCAGGCTGGCGAGGGGCGGCAGCCAGCATTTCGCGGTAGATAGCGCCAATACTCCACGCGGAGTCATAGCGGTGCTTCTGTCCAACGAACGTCATTGCGTCGGTCGGCTCAACAGGCACCAGCTTCCAGCCATCCGGCACCCTCGCGCCCATTTCCCCAGGCTGGCGAGGGGCGGTCCAAATTGGCACCATACCGAAGCCTTCGCGGTGCTTAGCCTCCACCCTGCACAAATGCGCGCCTTTGAGTGCATGGGCTAGTTGATCGCCTTGGATGTACGCAGCAGGGGCGGAATATTGCGCTCGTGCGACGCGCATTTTGTCCTGCACCTGTTTTGCCAGTCGCTGCCCCGACTCGTGGCCTTCAAGCGATGCGCGGCCAAATAGCGCAGGCAGGTCGCATTCAATTTCGTCGTACAGATCAAGCTGGCGCTCATCCGTCAGCCCATCCCCCGCTGGGAGCGAGGGGGCAACGAGGGCATTGTGCCAATCGGGCACGTCCGCCACGTTCAGGTCGAGGCCGCGCTTCTTCGCCCATTCGCCGAGCGCTGCGACCGCCGGCGTCGCCAGATCCCGCGACGACAGCGTAAGGCGCTCCTCACGGCATGTCAGGTGCCCCATGAAATCGAACAGCGCGCCGGCGATCAGCGCGTGGATGCTTTGCTTCATCATGCGTACCTCCACACGATGGCTTGCGGCTTCTGGGCGGCGGGCGCGCCGGTGTTGTACCAGGCGTGCAGCGCAATGAGTACCAGCAACAGGCCGCCGGCTAGCAGCCAGACCGGCCATACCGGCGACGTGCCAGGTTCGCGGCGGTCGGCACGCAACGTCTCGACGCGCGCCTGCGCCCGGGCGATGTCGGTATCGACGTCGGCCAGCACCTCGCGCACAAGGTCGGCGGTCAGCTTCTCGGGGCAGGCGCCGTACGTGGTCAGAGTGGCGTCGAGGCGGGCGGCCCGCTCGATGCGCAGCAGGCCGATCCAGACACGCAATGCGATGATCGCCAGCAGCTTTGCGGGGTCGAATCCCCATCCCTCTCGGTTTGTCTTGTTCAGCTTCATCTATTCCTCGCGTATTTTTTGTAGTCACTGCACAGACTGCCCAGCCATCACGGCCAGGTTCTTTTCGGACTGCGCGACGTGCTGTGCACGGGCCCGGTCCAAAATTCGTTTGCTCTCCACCTCGCGCCACAGTTCCGCGAACGCCTGCACGCCCATCTCCACCGTGAAGTCGAAGTGCGCTGGCGCCTCGCCGCCGGTGAACGTCGACACGTGCACGACGGCCCGCCAGTCTTGGCGCGGCAACCGGTAGAACAGGACCGGGATGTCGCCGTCCTTGGCCTGCGCGACGGTCTGTTCCCACCAGGCGCGAATCGTCGGGCGCTGGCAGTGCTTCACTTCGATCGACCAGCCATGCATGCCAGTCAGGTCCGACTCGCCAGCGTGGTTACGCACGCGCCGGCGGATGTCGAGCCCCAGCAAGTCGCAGAGAATGCGCGCGATCTGCCGCTCACCCACCTGGCCCTTAGCTCTGTTGCTCCTGCCGATCTGGCTGCGCGTCCGCGCTGGTTTCGTTACTTCGCTCATGTGATCATTATGGCTATCGTGCGAGCCATTTACGCATATTTGACCGCGAACAAATCCAACTGCCGCGGGTCGGTCTCTCGTTCCACGATCGGCGCCTTGCGGACCTGATGCGGCTGCAGTGTGACCAAGTCGCGCGGGCCGCCGTCCAGATACCGGCACGTCAGGCGACTGAAGCAGTCCTTTTTGCTCGTGCCCGCAAGCAGCTTCTTCACCTCTGCCAACCGGCCCGACGGCGTGATGACCGTCTCGCCCGGCTGGAAATCGTCCAGATCCGCGCAAAGCATGTTCGCACTCCGGTTAAGCCATTTGTGCATATTATAGCCCGAGCAAACGGCGCGTGTCAGCAAGCAAATCGCGTTCTGTGAAACCGTAATGCTTCGGGAAACCCTTGGTGCCCAAGCCATGCACGCCAAGATCGCCGGTATGGTGCGGCTCACACAACGGCATGGTGTCGAAGTCGCTGGCGCGCGCGGTGCCCTGCCCTTCCTTCAGGTGGTGCACCTGCACCCCGTAGGTTGTGATCCCAAGCCGCAGGCAGACCACGCAAGGCAGCGCGGCGACAGCGCCCATGTGGTCGCGGTTCGCCTTGGGCTTGCGCTTCGGGCCCTTCTTCTTCCAGGCGGTGCGCGCGATCTGGCCGCCCTGCTTCAGGCCCGACGTGCGTTTCATCGGCGTGCGGCGCGCCAGCATTACGCGGCCCTCCGCGCGCTGGCCGCCAGATCCTCGTACCCCTGCAGGCCAGGCTCGCTCCACTGCACGCCGCGCTCCGCGCCGAAGGCGGACATGAGCTCCTGCAGCGCGGTCATCTCGCGGATCGACATTTTGCTCGTGCTCTTGCCCAGCACCACGAAGCCGCCCTCGATGCCCGGCACGACGTCCTGCTTGTCCAGCGCCGCGGAGAAGACGTGCTTCCATTCCTCGGGCGACAGCTTGCGGCCGTGCCACACGACCTGCTTCGACACATCGGACAGCATCGCCCACATGCGAGCGTTCTGCTCGAGCGTGCGGGTCGGCGGCTGGATCGTCACCATGAAGCCGTCGGGCGCCGCCTTGATCGCGGCCATCGCGCCGGCGCGGGCCTGGCCGTGCACCAGACGGTAGATTTGCTTTTCGCTCACGGTCAGTCCCTTGGGGTCAGAGTGGCAGATCGCTGTCGTCAAAAACGACGTCGGAGACGTCACCCACCACGCGGGTGGGCGCAGGTTCGACTTCCGCTGTAGGCACGAAAGGTAGAGCGAGCAGCTTGCTGATCTGACCTTCGATCTCAGTTACCCGGCGGGTGAATTCGGCACGTAGTGCGATCTTCTCCGCTTCCAACGCCTCGACCATCATCGTTTTCGGGTCGAACTCGGGGACATCCATACGAATGACGTGATCGCACACCTTGCGATACGACTTGTAGGCGCCGTCGGTGTCGATAGAACGGTTCTTTGCCCACTCCGTGTAGTCGTGAGTGCTGAACTCGAAGTTGACGCCTTCCGCGTCCCATGTCGGGCGCGCGAAGATCCAGCCCTTGATCTCGATCGTTTTCATGATGCCTGTTTCTCCCAGTACTTCTGCTCGACCAACCGGGTCGCGCGGTCCACTTCCCCGACGGTGCACATGCGGAGCTGCTGACCCCACAGCTCCAGAGCTAGACGCACGGCACTCAGTCCGTTGCCATCCAGCACCAGGCGCCCCGTCGCCTTGTATCGGGCCTCGGCGCGCTTCATGCCGGCCTCGGCCTCGGTGATGGTCGGCAGCGCTTCCTCGCCGACGCCCATCTTTGCCAGCGTCCACGCATGGTTGATGCCACGCGCGACGCTGTTCCACTCGTTCGGCGTGGCCGTGCCCTTGCGCATCTCCTCCAGACCGGACAGCACTGCCGTTTCCAGCGCCGCGGCTTCCGTGTCAGTGATGCCGCACGCCCGGACTTTCGCCATCGTCAAACCGACGATCGCCCGGGCGGCGCCGTCAATGCCACGCGGGCGGTACGGCTTGCGCGGCTTCTTGGTGCCCGGCATGTCAGCGCACGCGCCCAACGAAGCGGCCAAAGCGGGTGGTGACGGTGATCTCGCGGGCCAGGCTGCGCGGGTAGCACTTCGCCCAGGTCAGCGCGTCATCGAACGACCACGCGCGGTGCGTGTGGCCGTCGAAGGCGTTGCCGCGCACGACCACGCGGTACGGTTTCAGGGTTTCGCGCACGGTGTTAGCGATGGCGCGGGCCAGGTTCTGAATCAGGGTCTTCATGCTTGGCTCCATGTCGTATGCATTTATGGCTATTGTAGTGGCGCGCGGCTTCGTGTCAAGGCATTTATGCATATTTCTGAAGCCAAGCATTTGCGCAGGTCAGAGCGTGGCGGGGCTCGTGATGATGCGCACGGCGCCGCAGCCTGGGCACACGTGCCGGTACCCCTTCCCTGCCGGGATATGCAGCAGGCCGGGCGGCTCGTGCTCGGGGTTCGCGCAGCTTTGCCAGCGCGGCAGGTCGAACGACCCACCCGTCGGAACGGCCAGCATCGGCATGCCTGCTTCGTCCAGTGCAATCATGGTGTCACCTCCTCTCCGAATTTGCTTGCGACATACGCGCGCATGGCTGCCTCCAGCGGCGTCGCGCCCTGGTGCTCTGCTTTCTGCCAGGCCGCGGCGAACCAAACACCGGGCACCGCGTCCTTCTGGTCGTCTGCGGTGTCCGGCCATAGCTGGATTCCTTCCCGCTCAATGATCGGGCCGCCATGCGCCCAGTCGCGCGACGGCTGGTAGATGTCCCGCTCCGAGAGACCGTACTGCTTGCGTATCGCCAGGAAGGCGCGAAAGCCGGGCTTCGCGCCAGCGATGACAACCTCGGTCTTGCCGTCGAAGTCGCCCAGCCCGACCCAATGCTCGCCGCGCCACTCGAAGCGCAGGCCGCCGCACCGTTTGTCGATGTGCGCCACCCAGTAGTCGAGCTGGACGCCGGACAGTTCGGCGGTCTTCACTGGGACACCCCCTGCCACACCCCGACGGGCGCGCAGTGCGCCGCCGGGTTCGTGCACGACGCGAATCCCACGCGCTCGATCAGACCCAGCGCAGCGGCGCGGCGGATCACCCCGCCCCAAGCCCGCGCGTGCGGCGGGTTCGGCAAGCCCTGCTTCATCGCGTAATCGCGGACATGCTCAGCCTTGAAACGGCCGCCATGCTTGGCGAACCACTTCACGTAGTCGAGCGCCTGGTCGGCCCAGCCGGGCGCGGCCGCCTCTGCGTTGTCGGTCGCACGCTCAATGCCGGCGTCCCGCAGTTCTGCACCTGTAGCGTTCATTGGGATCCTCGTAAGCCATTTATGCATATTCAAAGGCGAGCGGAAACTTGCGCGGCAATGTCGCGCTTCCTCTGCTCGGTCGCTTCGCGGTCAGCCTCCAGCCGCTGCACGCGAATCCTTTCCGCCTTGGCGCTGGGCGATTCCAGCTTCGCCAGCTCGGCACGCAGGCGGGTCAGATTCTCCCGCGCCTTGTCTGGCGGCGTGGGATCTGTTTCCTTCGGCGCCGGCAGCAGCAGCGCCTCGACGACGTCGTCGGTCAGCAGGCCGGCCGCCTGGGCGCGCGCGAGCTCTGCGTCGCGCCGCTGAACGTCCCAGCCCAGCGACACGGTCCACGCGACCGGCCGCCGCGCCTCGCGGGCGGTATGCACGATGCGCTCGTATGCGCCCTTGAACGCCTGGCGCGCGCCGATCTTGTCGCCCGCGTCAAGCACGGCGCGGCAGATGGCGAACGCCTGGGCGATCTCTGCCGTCCAGACCACAGTGTCGGATTCATCGCGGCACCGCAGCGCCAGCGCCCATGCCTCGTCTGCGCCCGGCCGGTTGTCGCCGCCGCGGAATCCCTGCGCCTGGGCCAGCAGGTCGGCGGGCTTCGGGAAGTACTTCCCCGCTTCGGGGTCCGCCATGTGGCGCTGGACGGCCAACTCGACCGCCTCGATCGGTAGGGCCTGCAGCGCGCCGAAGTACAGGCGGAGTTGCGCCTTGCTGAAGTCGCGGCCATAGGTCTCGGCACAGGCCATGGCGCAGGACGCGAAACGTTGCTTGTCGTCCTCGGTCACGGATCAGCCCTCCCGCAGCCATTCCTCGGCGGCCTGCATGGTGCGCTGGCCAGCGGCGGACAGTTCGGTCGAGGAGGCGGCGCGTAGGGGCTTCTCGCGGCGAACCCAGTTCTTCCATGTGGCGAGCCAATTCGTCTTGCGGCCCTTGGCGCCCGGTTGCGCGATCCAGTAGTCGCGGAAGATCTCGCCAACCTTGCGCGCATGGGCGGGGTTCCAGGTCGGTTGCTCCCCCAATGCCCACGCGATCATTTCCTCGTCGGGTTGCCAGTCGTCCGGCAGCCGCGACGCGCGGCGCTCAGTCTTTGCTTTAGTCTCAGTATTTGCTTTGAGATCAGTACTTACTACTGTCGGATTTTCCGGATCTGGGTTTCCCGGATCTGGGTTTTCCGGATGAGGCTCCGGGCCCACATCCGGATCATCCGTATTAGGGGTCTCGCAGACGACGTACTCAACTGACCCCGAGGACAGCTTTGCCCGGCGCATGTAGCCGGCCGCCAATAGCTCGTTGATCATCGCGTAGACGGCGTCCCGCCCACTCGATCGCGGCCCCTCAGTTTCGTTGATGAGCGCTTGGACGCTGACCTGCCAGTGGTCAGGCTTGCCAAGCAGGAAGACGAGCATGCCGCGAGCACCCCACGATAGGCGCGAGTCCTCACTGATCTGCTTGTCTAAGACGTAGAAGTTCGACCGCGGACGCGGTGCACGGAGAATTGCCACTACATTGACCCTCCGCGCTCGCGGAGAGGGAGCTTTGCAGCCCCGCACAAATTCGGGGTGCGGCCGTTGCCGGTGACGCAGCCCCTCCGCGAGCGCATTTGTGTAAGCGTTATCCGAGCACCCTGCAAAGGCGCCCGGGCTTGGACTGTGGACCATTTGGGAGTGAGGCCACGGACACAGTTTACGCTTATATGCCTATTCCGTAAACCGTTTATGCATATCGCTGGCTATGCGACGGCGGTTTCCGTGGTTTCCACGGTACGGGGGCGCTGCTGATAGGGCTTACGCTTCGCTTTTAAGTGCGTATACAGCGCGTATACATTGCCGTACCCCGGGTCCTTCGATCGGTTTACATAGGCAATGTTGTAAATCGTCCCGTACGGCACCCCGGTAGCCTTCGACAGCGCCTTCCACTCTGTGGTGCGCATCTCATTCAACTTGGCCCGAACAAACTCTAGTTGATTCTCAGTCACAATCGCTCTTTCCTTTTTTACAGAAGCCATCTAAACTAGGCACATATGCATTGTAAGTAGTGCGTCAACGCATATTGGACTTTTGACATCCTTGGGAGAGGACTTCTATGAACAAAGCAGGGAAGGTTTTTTCTGCGAACTTAGTGAGGCTCATGGCCGTGCGGCCAGACCTCGACACGCAGGTAAAGGTGGCCCAAGCATCTGGAGTGGCCCAAACCACCGTCGGTCGGATTCTGCGAGGCGATGTCTCGCCAACGTTGGACAACGTGGAGAACATTGCAAACGCCTTTGGCAAAACCACAGGCGAGATGATCAACACTGCATATAACTCTGCGGCAGAGATTGCATACGACAGAGCAAAGTATTCGAAGCTTCCAAAGGAGGAAAAGTCTCGCGTTGAAAGCTACATAGAACACATCATTCGAGAATACGACGCTGTCTCAGCGAGAGAGCAGCGAGAGTTCAATCACGCGAACCGGACGCCTGTCGCAACAAGCTTAAAGAAAGCGGAAGGACCGGAGAGCCCGACATTCAACAGCAATGGAAAAACACCAATCTCGCGAGGGGTCAAGCGACGCAAAGCTGGATAACGTCATCAGCCTTGCGGCCTACCGCGAAAAACACAAACCACCGGAAGAAGCCGTCCCCGAGATCCATTTCTCGATCAAAGATGGAGAGCTGATCGACAGCGCAACCCACATCAAGCCGTCGCATGTGCCCATCATGCTTCAGGCGATGTCGGAGATGTCGGCCAGGCTAGTCGCGTTCCTTGACGCGGCGAAAACTGCATCTTGCATTGCCCTGTTCCTGACGTACCTTTACGTCGATACGATTCACTGGCCAGCCATGGCAGCCAGCCTACCAGCGTCATTACATGCAACGAAAGACCTCACAGAAGGTCGAGGCGGAAATATGCATAAATGGCTTGCACAAAGTGCATCCATGCTCTAGTATTCCCCTCACACCATATGCGGAAAGCGCCGGCGGCAATCCCCCGGCGATTATTTTGCTTCCGCATATGCATTTATGGCTACTTAGCGAGCCATAGAAAAGAGGATCATGGATCAACAGTGGTTCGAGGAAGTTGGGCGCCAACAGGAATACGAGGAGTGCGATGGAGCAGGCCGCTGAAACAATGAAGCTGTGGGATTCGGTGTTTGCGACAGACCCAGCCCACACGAAGGAATTCGCCCGCTCTGGCGGGTTCAAGGGGACGGCGATCAATCCGCTGTACCTCATCAAAAAGGCGACCGAGCTGTGGGGTCCGATGGGCAGCGCATGGGGCCCGGAGATCGTCAGCGAGCAGATTCTGCTCGGCGCGCCGATCGTCGTGAATAGCCAGGTTGTCGGGCACGAGTCGGTGCATTGCGTGCAGATCAAACTTCGCTATCCGGGCGGCACTGTGCCAGCTTTCGGCCAGACCACATTCGTCGGTCGGAACAGCAAGGGCACCTACACCGACGAGGAAGCGCCGAAGAAATCCCTGACCGACGCAATCGGCAAGGCGCTGTCCTGGCTGGGCTTCTCGGCCGACGTGCACATGGGTCTGTACGACGACAGCAAGTACGTCAACGACATGCGCGCCAAGTTCGGGCACGGCGAGGGGCAGCAACCCAGCGGCGGCAATGCCGACGGCATGCTGACCGGCCAGGCGCTCGGCAAACACATCAACGAGACCGCCAGGAAGGCCGAGAAGTGCGCAACGCACGAGGCGCTGGAGCAGCTGTGGGCGGAAGCGTCGGTCGGCGTGTCCGAGGCCGATCAAAAGAGGCTGGCAGTGCCGTTCAAGAAGCGGCGCGCCCAACTAAACCAGCAGCAGCAACAGCAGGGATAAGGCATGGCATCCGTCAACAAGGTAATTCTCGTCGGCAACCTCGGCGCCGACCCGGAGACCCGCTATATGCCGAACGGCGACGCGGTCACAAACATCCGACTGGCGACCACTGACCGCTACAAGGACAAGCAGTCCGGCGAGTTTAAGGAGTCCACCGAGTGGCACCGCGTGAATTTCTTCGGGAAGCTGGCTGAGATTGCGGGCCAGTATCTGTCCAAAGGCTCGTCGGTCTACATCGAGGGGCGGATCCGCACCCGAAAATGGCAGGACCAGTCCGGCCAGGACAAGTACAGCACCGAAATCGTCGCGGACCAGATGCAGATGCTCGGCGGCCGCGGCGGCGACAGCGACGGCAACCGCGGCGCGGCGTCTCGCAACGGTGGCTCTGATCGGCCGCAAGGCAACCGCGGCCAGCGTCAGGCCCCTCCCCCGTCCGATGGGTTCGAGGACATGGACGACCGTATCCCGTTCTAGGAC